ATTTGGTGAGCATTCCTGTGGCTTCAGCGTTTTTCTTTTGCGCCTCGCCAAGAGCCTTTTGGCGGTCAGTTAACTGTTCGACAACAGCTTCTTTTTTTTCAAGCTGGTCAGTTAACTCTTTTTCTTTTTGTTTAAGTTCATCAATGTTGTCCGCCTCGGATTTATAGGCAAGGTCAAGATCACGCTGGACTTTAGCCAACTCCTTGGTTGTCTTGAGTGTGTCTTTTTTTATTTCTGCCAGCTTTTCAGCTAACTCAATCTGAACTTGCGATACCTGTTCGTCAGTTGCCATCTATCGTTGACCTCCTTTAACGAATAGGCCAGTTAATCTTGGCTTCTTTTTCAAATCTCTTGATAGCAACATCAAGGGTTGCCTTTTGCTTATATGTCATAGGGTTGTCTAGACCATACTTTTTAATGTAGTCCATGTACCGCTTTTCATTGACCAAAGCGTCAGTAAATCTCTCTACTTCTATTTTATTTCCTCGAACACGAACTGGAACTCTGCGTCCTTTGTACATCTTTGATAAAAGATATTGTATCCATGCCGCAAAAACATGGAGAATATTCTCATTGAGTTGCCCTTCTTCTCTCAAGGCTGTAAGATCTAGAACTTCATTTTCAAAATCAATGTTCATATTAGACGAACCTCATATAAGTCTGCCTAATAAATAGTTGTTAAATATATTTATCACGGTTTATATGTTCGTCCACGCCCGCCGGAACGTACAGACTTGCTCACAGCATCGCTTTCAGCTTTTTTCTGCTCTATCAGGCGCTCTAAAAACCACACACGAACACTAATTGGCAAGTTGTAGCTCTCAAAAAAGCTCCAACCGCCATGATACTTTAATTGAAAAAGTTGCTCGTAAACAGATTCTATATACTCATCACTCAGGCCAAAAAAAGTCCACGCCGAGCGGGACCTCCATTTCGGTCTCAAAGCCACAATTATTACAAGTAAACTCTTGGTCTAAGATAATGTTAGGCACCACAGAAGCATAAATGTTTCTTAAGTGGCGAGCATCTCTAGCTGGCATGTTCTGAATAAATGACTCAATAGTGAAAACGCTTTCATCCCCATTGACTGATACAATGTAAGCACGAAAGGAATCAAGTGTAGTACCGCCGACTGATTTGCTTTTTGTTTTTCGTTCCAACTGTTTGGCTAATTTAGCCTCATCACCACTGTTAAGCAGGCGGCAAACGACCTGAGCTTTTGACATAGGGAGCAGAATCTCCATAAGTCCATCAGGATTAAGAATCACCCCTGATTCATTAGCCTCTTGGGCAAAGTCCTTACAGGGAGGGCTAGATATATCAAAAGAATGTTCACCAAGAGTTCCACAAGCTGGACAACTTACACGGGTGTTATAATCAGCACCGTACCCTGTGCGACGGGCAGCAACCAAAAGAGCGTTCTTATCTCCTACTAAAAGGTCATCTACAGAAAAGCTCTTATCGATCAATATATTCTGTAGCATTCTATCAAGTGCCACTCCCTCTTTAAGGAGGGTTCGAGATGTAAGAATATCTTCTTCTTTTGCCGTCATAAAACGGATTTCTAAGGAGGTCTTGTGGTGTAGGGGGTGGTCCTTGGGGTAAAACACACCTTTACTTGGTAGCTCTACAAATTCGGTAGGAACCGACCAGCTAAATGCTGGTCCTTCGGGTGCAACACCAACTGCCGCCGTAGCGGCAGCAGGAGTGTCTTCATGCTCTGGAGAGTTGTCGAGCCCAAGGCGGCTCTGATTATTTCTGCTCATATTTTATAACCTTTCTGTCCTATTGTACAACAACAGAACTTTGTCGTTAAGACTTACTATACTCTAACCGAGTTCGGTCCTCGACCCGATACGCCGTTCTGCTTCAATTCTGCCCAGTCATAGGTGATGGTAACAGATACTTCCACCATGTCATCAGAATCATAAGAGAGCGTTCCACCAAAATCAATATTAGTAAGAATAGGATTGATCAAGTGCCACTCTTCAACGACTTTGTCGTTAGCATCAATTTGCTTGATAACTACGTTACCAATTGTATCGGTAAAAGCCTTTTTACTTAAGCTGCGCTTGGCAATGTTAGATGTAGTTGGATACTTGTACCCCGCATCACCAAGGACTTCTAGAAAAGCATAAGAAAGGTCAGGATTAACTGGGTCTACCAAGGTAACGGTAATCGGCTGCCACGTCACACGACCTGGAAAGTTAAACGTGTGGTCAATGTACTGATGAGGAATTGTGCTTACCTCAGCGACGGGCTTGGTTGCTGTTTTAACAGCCCATACCGGAATAGATCCAGCGCCGCTGTCATCACTACGTGACGTAAAACTTAATTCAAACCGATATGAACGTTTTGGCTCTGCGTTTGCTTGACCCCAAAATAGACTTGCCATTGCTTATCTAGCTCCTCGTAATAAATAGTTCTTCGATGGATTAATCCTCAAAAGATGCTCCATTGTTAGTAATTATGAAGTCGATTGCGAAGAACTCTACTGAGCGTGTGGGCTTCACGAACAACTTAGCATAAATAATGTTTCGATCGATGAGGTCAGGTGTGGTTGTTGTTTCATCCAAAACAAGCCGGAAGTCATCAATACCAAACTGTGCCTCCACATCTCTCAAGAGGGGTTCTGCTTGCCCAATGAATCGATCCCAGGTAGCGGGAGCGTTGGGAGCAAAGATCAACCTTGAGGCGATGAAAGAAATCTCACGCTTCAAGAAAATCATCAATCGACGGACGTTAATTCGATCCAAGGCGGTAGCAGTTTGCTGTAGTGTCTTCTGACCGAAGATTACAATGCCCTCTGCTGGGAACTTAGCGATCGGATTAATATTGTTTTCGTACAATGTGTCACGATCATCAGCCGTGAGTCGGCGAGACACATCAAGTACTGGCACACCAGCAGCGCCTTCGCTCAGTCCGCCTCGGGTAAACCCGGCAGGTGCGAACCAAGGAGCCTGTTGTCTGTCAGTGGTAGAAAGCACACCAAGAGCAGCAACCGAAGGAGGTGCCCACAGCCTTTGATTACTGTTGGTGTCCAGGATGCTTACCCATGGGTAATAGGCTGCCCCATAGCTATTGTTGATGCTACGAGCCGCAAGGGTGCTAGCAGCAATAGATGGGGTATTGCCAGCGTTTCTTTCTTCCGCAGATCCTGTACCCTCAGTATCTGGAGTATAAGCATTCTGAATATCGATGATAGCCAGCGCATCTCCACGATCCTCGGCGATCTCAAGAAGATAGTTAGTAACCTGTGGTCTAATGATGCCTGGGATGACGATAGCGTTCATTTGAACATCATCAGGGTCAGACACCATGTTAATTGACTTTCTCAAAGAAAATAGTTGGTAAGAAGTATTTTCCTCTGTGGCTGACGCAAAGCCAGACTCAGAGTTACGGAAAGGATCACGTTCAGTGATGTCATACCCATCAAAACCACCATGAAGGGTAGTTGTAAATCTATCTAGACCAGCATCCAGGGCTGCCTTGTATCCCGTAGAACCAGCAGCGGTTACGCTTGCGCCTGATGAACGGTAGTTGCTAGCATATTGATATCCGTCAGCCGCAGATCCAGAAATGTTATCCAGAGAGAACACCCAGGCTGCCTCATATGCCTCAGACCCTGTCAAGGCTGAAGTTTCGCCGGCAACATCGACACTCAGCGGGGCTGGGACGACTGTCTGGTCAAAGCTTCGAGGTCTTAAGCAGTCAATAATTTGAGGGTTGAAGAATGTATCAGTAGCACTTCTGCCTGTCCAAGCACCCCAGAAAGTATTTTTAGAACTGCGTGGGCTGCCCCAAGTGCTCTTTGTTCGCAATGGCACCGAAGGAAAGCGAATCGAAGCACTGAAGGCTGAGCGAGCAGACTCGCCAGCAACAACTGTATCAACGTTCAAAATACCAGCGTTGGGGTCAATTGATGGAATATACCCAGCGTCGCCATATACTGCTGAACTACTGCCGTCAAGCATAGTCTGGGTATTACCCCTAGCAGCGTTAATATTGTAAGTGCCATAAGGACTGAAACCCTCAGACCCAGAGGTC